CATGTTTAAGGAAGACATTTACTTTAATGGTGACACTGGAGAGCTTCAAGTTGACGGTAAACCTAATATTCTATTCTATAAGAACTACATCACACCAGTCAACGATCAGCAGCAACAGGTAAAGATCGATGTTCTTCAGACTCCTGGACCAAACCTTTCCGGTTCAGAACTTCTTAATTACTTTTATAAGAAATTAAAGATGGACTCCAAGATACCTTACTCTCGTTGGGAAGGTCAGTCAGGTATGGGTGCATTTACTCTTAATGCTGAGGGTATTACTAGGGAGGAAGTTAGATATCAAAAATTCGTGAATCGATTAAGATCAGCTTTCTCTGAGCTCATGATCAAGCCATGGTACTTACAGATGTGTTTAGATTTTCCTGAGCTAGCGGATGACTATAAGTTCAACAATGCGATAGGCATAACCTACAATAACGATAACGTCTTTGAAGAGATGAAGAAGAACGATATTGAGGCTAAGCGAATCGCATCGTTTACATCTAAGAAAGGAATCTTGAAGGACGACGGTACGCCATTCTTCTCCACTCAATACTTGATTAGAGAAGAATTAAAGATGACTGAACCTGAGATTGAAGCTAATCAAAAATGGTTTGACCAAGAGATTAAGGAAGAGGCTGAAGCAGCAGCAGCCGCTCCACCTGCAGGAGGAGCTCCTCCACCAGCCGGAGGAGGAGGTGCAGCAGCCGCAGCAGGCGGAGCCGCTGCTGAAGGCGGAGGTTCTGAAGTAGTTGAGGGAGGCGAATCAAAAGGAGCAGGCCAACTTTAATAGTATCCAATAAAATAGTATAATAACTTAGAACAAAAAATCTAAGTTATGAAAGAACAAGTCACAGTACTAGTAAACTCTCTGCTTGATCTACCTAAGGAGATCATGACCCTTCAACTTTCAGCTTTGTCGCTGAATGAGAACATTCAAAAGCTATCTGAAGATATTACCGTTCGTGAGAATGAGATCAAGTCTGAGATCAATGCCGCAACCGATGACTCAGGTAAGAAGATGTATTCTAATGAAGAGTCTAGAAAGATCGCTTTCTTGAATGATTCCAAGAGTGATTCTACTCTGGCTTCTCTTTATTCTTCTAAGAAAGAATCAGATTCTTCTTTACAGTCAATAAGAGTTGAGATTGAGATGAAGTCTAACGTCCAACGAAACATACGATCCATTCTAGGAGTCATGTCAGGCATTTCAATTGAGGGTTAGTCGTAAAATATCGCGATAGAATTCTTGACTTCAGGGACGTCTATTAATAAAACAAGGATGTCTCTATTGGAAGTCTGATCAGCATAGATCGAGGGTTTCACCTCGATCTTTCTTTTTCTAGTCTCTCCAACATATCTATTGATCTGATCAGCTGCCTCTCTTGCCACGGCAAACGGATCGATTGAAAACTCAAAGAGATAATTGTTAAGGCTTACTCCAAAGTCAGGATCGCCAAGCACTTCTCCCTTGTTTGTGAATAGAGTCATTCGTATTCCTTGAATAGTTGCTTCAAGGTCGTCTGCGATTTCCACCTGATTAGCCCGATATTTGGGATCATCCGGTGTTCTCATGTAAAAGTCTCTTAAGCTCGCCATCTTACTGTCTTGTTAAATACATCCAGTCGGCAGTGTTTTCACCCTTCATCATGGTGTTGACTGCTTCCATTTCTTTTTCTGCGGTTGTGACTATATTCTGATAATTCACAGTCACTCCTCCAGGAAGAGTATAATTAAAGGTCTGAAGCATGTGAGCAAGCCTCACTTTTGCGTGTGCTCTAACGTATCGTTGGAACATCTCATCCTCAAAAAGCTTGTCCTGTTCAAGTTTCTTGAAAACTCGAAGAACTGCATTTGTTTTAGGAGTTCTTCCGATCACTCCCAATAGTTTAGTGTTCTTGTTATAATCGTATGCAATCGTGTCTAGCATCATAGCTTTAGTCAAGTCTAGGAAAGAGAACATTACCGTTCTGTACATGATGCTCTCTCCAATAAAAGGAGTCAAGAATATCTCAGAACCTATGAATTTCTGTTCAGCAAAGTCACGGTCGATCGTTGCAAAGATAGATCCTCCTTTTGCTTCCTTAAAGTCAACTACGAACTGTACACAGTCAGGAAGTTGAATCTGTCGTAGCTTCTTAAAGGTCGCATTATTAAAGAGGTCAAGAGGTAACATTAAGTATCTGCTCTCAACTGCATGTCTCCAGTTATCCCAAAAGAATCTAGAATCATTTAGAATGATACGTTTAATCTCCTTTTCAGGAAGACCGTATGGTAATGCTCCTGAGAAAGTGATCTCATCATTTATGTCCTGTATGAGCTGGGCTTCCGTCATTCTTATTATTGATTTTTACCTGTTCCGCTTCCCTTCTCGTCGCTAAATCTAACGCTAGACTTATCGATTGAGAGGTTGAAGTCTTTGTCTCCCATTGAGCGACCTAACGCTCTTAGGTTTTTCTTAGCGACGACATTATCCTGCTTAGCTGCACGACCAGTAGAATTCCTCATCACTTGATCTATGGCCTGTTGCTTGATATTTTTCTTCCAATCGCTATGAAAGATCATGTTCATCGCTCTAGTGATATCGACTTCCTGTATGTCGCCGTTATATCGATTTGGATTTCTTGCAGCCTTTTCATTCGCGAGCTCTCTGGCTATAGCCATAATCTGAGAATAAAGTCCAGCCAACGCGCCTTGTACCATGCCCTTAAAATTAGTAGGGTACACCACCTCCTTAGTAGCTTCATTGATGAATTGATTATATGACTTTATCTTTCTCTCCATTATGCGGTCGGCGTAGCAGGTTGAGGAACTGCTTCTGCTGCTTTTTGTGCGGCTGCTTGAGCAGCTTGAGTTGCAGCTTGCTTCTTCTTTTGTTCTTCAGCTAATACTTTTTTGCGATTCTCAATATCCCTTTCCCAAGTGTTTATTTGGTTCTTATACTGCTGAATCTTTGTGCTAAGGTCAATCAACGTAGGGTCAGTAAGAGCAGCGTCTTCCTCCTTTACCATTTGAGGATTCGCACCAGCTTCTACTTCCTTAGCTGCCTTGTCTGCCGCGTTTTGAAAACTCTTAAAGCTCTTTATGTATGATGACATCGGTATGCTTTATTTTTATTTATTCTGGTGTCTTCTGGTCGCATCAATAAATTCTTTATATGACATGACCTTATTCTTTGAAGATCCCTTTGGGTTTGCTCCAAACGCACTAGTTAATCTTCCTCCAGATAAGAATGGAGAGTTGTTCCAGTGTGCTGGTACCTTGCCCGACGCTCCTTGATAAAACATCAATGAGTTTGCTCGCTGAATGTCTGGTCTTGTGATTAGATCCAATGGATCCGTTTCCATGGTGTTTGCACCAAATCCTTCAGTGAGTCTCTTCATGTTTTATGCTGGAAAGTTAAGATCACTTGCAGGCTGGTCTAGAGAAAAATCAGCAGGTTGCGGTTCTACTTGCTTAGAGAAAGTAATATCCGTGTTATCGTCGATTGTAGGCTCCTCTGCACCAGTAGTCATGGCCAAGATCTCTTCCTTGTTCTCCTCTACGAATTTCTCAAGTCCCATGCAAACTAATGGATCGATCTTTTTACATCTTTCCATAAGCTCCTTAACTGTAAGATTCATCACATCAGCCTCAGGCAAAGCCGGCTGAGAATCAGAAAAATTTGGCATCTCTTCCATTGAAGTAGCAGCAGGCTGTGGAACTTCCATTGGTATGTCCATTCCGCTTTGTGGTTGGATTGGAGCAGGCGCTGGCATTCCTTGTGCAGGCTGCATTTGCTGTGTTGGCATTTGCTGAACGTCATCTGCCTCGTAAAGTCTTTTTATTGAATTGTACCTCATGATGTAACAAACATTATTTTATATCTTTATTTATTCAAAAACCAGTAGATTGTTTTGAGATATAATCAATCATGAAGGAAAAAGAGATAGCAGCAGCGTCTGCTGCACTTATAGAAGAATTAAAAGGACAAATATTGAAGAAGATCGAGTTAGTTAGATCTAATATAGTCGAAGGCCAAGGCTCCAATAGTGAATCATACATTCAGATGTTAATGATGATCGATGAGGATCTTGATGACGTTCTCTTGAATTGGGAATACGATTCGATCAGTGCAAGGAGAATCGGATCATTTTTTGATGAAGAAGACTAACAGCAAAGTTTATCTTTTCCCATTCAAGTCAACCATGTACTTACCCTTAGTGATTGCATTCTTACCTATGATACATGGAAATTTCATATTGCCTCTATCCGTAAGAGACACCTGAACCCTAATCTCGTCATTCCCTATCTTAAGCATAGTCCTAATTCGGTAGCGGTCCTCAGACTTGCCTGAAGAATTCTTGACCTTTACTTTATCAAATTTTGAGAATTCTAGACGATTAGATGGAGATTTTATCCAAAATGAAAGAACCCCATTTTTAACTTTAATGTCGTTTGCGTCGATTGAAGTTCCATCTGCTCCAGTATCAATCTTAGCTTTAATGCTAGACACTTTAAGCTCAGGAAAAGATACTTTTTCAGTGGACCCTAATGATCTTCGAGGATTTGAACCATAGTAATCCCAAGCTCCTGGGTTCTGATGGATCTCTGATGAAGTTATGAACTCCTTAAAACTCTCTACTAGCCTTTTCATTTGCCTAGGTGATTCATTAAAGCTCCGCCTATGATGTTTGCATGAATCCTAAGATGAGCACAATCCTCTGAATCAAGCTTAGTCTTCTTTCTAGTATAATCTATTCCCATTATTCCTATGAACTTATCATCAATGTTCTTGATAGAGAATAGGTACCCTGACCTACAACCAGATTCTTCAGCAACATACTTTAGTCCATAAGTAGCAATACTTTCATCTTTGAAATCAGGTATCTCAATCGCATCCCTATCTAATAACTGATTTATTGACCGACTAAATAGGTTTACTGGTATGTTTTGAAAGCTAGTTTGAATAGAATTTGCACCGCTTCCAACAGTCTCATATAGCATGCTAAACTTAGCAATAGACTTTCCAGTGGGATAGAAATGTCCTCCATTATGAAACTGGATGATCCACACACGGTCAGCTTTAAAATCTTCCCGGATTGCCTCTATCTTATTCGTTATCTGTTCGCCGACTTTTAGTGCATCAAGCACAATATCTGGTTTCGGCTTAGAATTGTCCAGTTTATTCTTTATGTAGATGACAAGAACTGGTCCTATCACACCTGTTATGAATGCTATTATTATAGGTATCATCTCCTTCACTAAGTACTCTTTAATTACATGTTACAGCCACAACTATAACCGTACTCGTCTCCCATTGCTCCGCAATTAGAGCAGAATTGCTCTTCTTCTTCAGAATAATAGTCCTCTTCTGGATACATTCCATATTCATCCTCATCCTCTGGATACATTCCATATTCATCCTCATCTGGGTTTGCGCCATACCCGAAATAGTCATCAGGATTAGCTCCATAGTCTTCACCACTATCTTCGTCTTCTCCATAATAACCATCATATGATTCATTAAGGAATCTAGAAAAACTCTTTACTAGTCTAAAGCTTTCTTCGACTTTTTCTTCTTCAGTCTCGTCTTCTTCAGTCTCGTCTCCTTCAGGATTTCCAGAGTCATCATCATCCTCTTCAACTTCTTCAGCGTCATCTTCAAAGTCGTCTTCTTCCTCTTCTTCTGGAGGATTCATTCCTGGTCTTTCTCCTTGAGAGAATGCAGGAACGCTTCCTTCTCCTGGACCAGCCGGTGTTGCTTCATAATTACCAGAAACAGGTCGTTTTGGCCCTAATTCAGGTTGATCGTATGTTGTATCATCAAATCCCTCTTCAAAGTTTGAGGAAGCACTTGTCATGTTATCCACTCCCAATGGATCGCTATTTCCTGTTGAATATTTGTCAGAAAATTCGAAAAAGTTTAAAACTCTACCCGACATTGTGTATAATTATTTTAGTTATTTATCTCTAACTTTTAGAGACTTTAAAAAAATCAAGTTAAATGAGTGAATGGAGAGTACGAGATGATCACCGAGCCAATGAGCTTAGTGTGATGCCAGGAGGAAGCGACGTAAAAGCGCTTTACACAGATGGCAAAATATTAATTTACGACAAAATAAAGAACGTCAAGAAGTATTGCTCCGTTCTTATTTCTAGACCCGAAGTCATTGAGATCTGGGTCGATGAGAAACCTTATTGGAAACGCTAAACAATCATATATGGAAAATGAAATGGAACAGATGCTTGACTCCTACTATGAGGATTCAGTCGAGCTTAGGGACAACAAGTTCTTAATTTTTAAGAGAGTCAATGACTATCGTCAGAGCGATCGAATGGCTGCAATGGTCTACCTTGAGGATCGTACTCTTGGAACCATGATTGAGCTAGGAACTTACTTTGACGCTTCGTGGAGGTTTCTAACTCCGATGACTGAGAAACTGTTTTGGTCAAACGTTAAGTCCTATCAGGATGAAACTAAGGATGTCTTCAACAGGATTAGGTGTCGCATTCCAGATTCTAGAGACCTGTTTATGTATCGTTTGCATTTTTCCAAATTTAGGACCAGCACAGCAGAAACGATAGACCGACTTAAAAAAATATTTCACGGTGAAGTACAAGACAATAACAATTAGAGTTGAACTCTCAGGAGAGAAAGAAGCTCTTCTAAAGACTGTGACAGACATTGAACTAAAGGTCTCAAAGAAAATAAATCGCGTGATCTGGTGGAGGCGACTCTTTGGAAAGAAGAGTACCATCAATCTGGACAGGGTTAACATAACACAATTTCCAAACAATTAATTATGGCAAGATTATATAAGACAGTTGAAGTAGACGCCGAGGTAGAGATAAAGTTCAACGACGTAATCGAATACATTGAAGATTACGCGACGAGGGCCGAGATCGCAGAGATCCTAGAGACGATACGTGACGAGAAAGTAGACAATTTTCTTGAAGCAAATAAGCTAGATGGAGACTACCTCAAAGAAGAAAAGACTATTCTGCTTTCAAGAGCGGCAAAGAAGTTCACACTACAGGAACTTGAAGAAAAGCTTGGAGGAAATAAATTTGATTTTATTTAGGTCCTTTTTTACGAGACCTAACTATTAAACAGACGATTATCGCAATTAGAATTACTGATAGTCCGCTTAAGTGGACTATCGATTCTATTTCTTGAGATACCATTTATTAGTGCTATTTAAGATTATACTTCTTAGCGAGCATCATCGCTCTTTTCTTATCCATTCCACCGGCCTTATATTGAGCAAGCTTAGCGTCTGCATAGTCGTTATCCCCGTCTCCGTCCTGGTCTTCTTGCTTCTTCTTTTTAGCGGCAGCTTTCATCTTTTCTTTCTTCTTTGCTTCATTCACAGTAAAACTCTCAAAGCTCTTAGCTAACTTACTAAATGGGTTGTCCTGCATCATGAGCCCAGCAAGAGGATTTTCTCCGCCTTGATGTTGAGTACTCATTAGGAAGTTTGCAACCTCTTGGATATCGTCTAGTGAGGAAGCAATGTGATCAACCGCCCAACCATGACCGTCACTTAGGATTGAATCAACCATTTGAGGATCCATTTCTAGCATCGCATCAATGTGTCTCTTTATGGTCTTTAGGTTTCCGAAGAACATGTAGTTATCAGGTTCCTGCATACAACCACCGTCCATTCCTCCACAACCGCATCCACATTCGTAAAGTCTTCTCATCTCTTTTAATTATTTTCCTTTAGAAGCCTTGATCAAGTTCTTAGCTAGAGTATTTCTCTTATGGGTCTTAGCATCCTTCTTGTCAAGCTGAAGTCCAGGTTTCTTTTTATCTTTGTCCTTCTTCTTAAGTTTTGCCTCGCTCTTATCGATGTCAGATATATTCATCTTCTCACCTTTTTTCATTCCCATTTCCTTGCGAAGAGCTCCCTTCTTCATGTCTCCAACAACTCCTCCGATCCATTTGTCTTTCTTAGCTTCATTTACGAATTGTGAGAAGCTCATGATTCCCCTAGACTCCTGTACTCCAGGTTGAGTTGCAGTATCCAATTCGCCTTCAACTGGGGCAGCAGGTACAGTTCCTGAAGTAACTTGACTATCACTAGGCGCGACTCCAGTAGTGCCGACTGGCTGAGCATCAAGGGATTGATCTAGGTTAAATCGTACTGCTACTGGAATAGACGTGTCTCCAGTAACGAATTCAGACTGGTATGTTCCTCCGACCATTCCATCCTTCATGTCTTTAAACTGTTCATCACTAATCACAAAAGAGATCGCATCAGGATCGTCTTGCGAACCAGTGGTCTGTTTTCCAGCTATACTTATCTTCATTGATACAGTAACGACATCTAATGAAGTTTGCTTATTCATGAACTTAGCATCAGGCTTGAGTAGAGTACCGTCTTTTTCTAACTGTTCAACTTCCGCCTTTGTGAAGAGAGAGTCAAGTATATGAGTCTTCGCAAGCTCTTCAAAGTTTAAGACCGCAGGTTCATCAGTAGATGAAACGTTCGCTTTTATTTGAGTCGAATCGCTAGGCACGCTCGCTTCTGGAGCGGCCGGTGTTCCCATTTCTTCTGGGCTTAGAGGCTCTCCCGCTTGTTCAGCTTCGAATATCTTTGCAAAATTAAAGTACTTATGCATTAGTATTTCCTTTTTTGTTATTTATCTTAATCAGAATAGATTTTAGAATAGAGATCAGACATTAAGTCTATCATCTCTTCTATCGTACCTTCCCTTCTTAGTTCCTTGAAGACTAAATTCTCGACTGAGAACTCTCCTCCTGAAGCAAGACCTGACTTCCGGTCAGCTAATACCTTCCTTTTGAGTCTCTCAACATACTCATACAGGATCTTAGCTTCCATTCCGGAGATAGACTTTGCTCTCTTCTTCATCATCTCTACTTCTGCCTGAATCACTCTCTTCTTTTCAGAAACGTCCTTTTGATCGATCTGTGGAGGATTGTATTGTGGAACTATTATCCACTTTCCTTTAAGAAGAGAATAGAGACCTGAAGCGGTGTGTTGTTCGTCTTTGTGTTGTACATAGCATTCCACATCATGTCCTCTAAGGACTACTGGATGCCGTTGGTTCCACATAAATCTCTGACCATCCAATGCCTTTCTTACTAAATCGATGTTTGAGTCGACTTGTGAAAAATCAACTATTAAGTGAACATCTAGGTCAGAGTCACGATTCCAGTTATAGTTAGCCAACGAGCCAGTCAGCTGTACGTCAATGATCGGAACATCGAGCTTTAAGGATTCCCAAAAGTCCTTGGCTATCTGTAAGAGAGTCTTTCTGATCTCAGGCTTCATTTGATTTTCCTCCCATATCTTTGGACAGAGATCCTTATGATACTCAACCTTTTCGTTGATCCACTCGCTAAATTTTCTAGCTCGATTTTTCAAAATAAGAGATAATTTGTATTATTTATCTGATTATTCTTTTGATAAATAATGAATATGAAACACGTTAAATCATACTCCTCAATAAATGAGTCAGTTCTTCAAAACGGAATAGTCCTAATCAAGGGAAAGCCTAGAGGTAAGGACAAGGAGAAGATGTTGTATGCAGGTCACGTGATGAGTTCTGCTGAGCTTAGACCTGGTGCAACCATGCTCTTTATGTCAGACCAGTTCTATAGAATAATAAAAGAAGGAGATCGACTGAAGGGAGTGAAGATAAACTGGAGGAGTGAAGAGTCACTAAAGGATTCACTAAACTTGAAGTCTCCAGGAAAGATAAGCATCGTTAAGAATAACAATAAGACTCCATATCATTGGAAGACACTAAAAGAGACTACAATCTCACAGGCACTAGACAGAGTTAGGGACGACATCGACGGTTCAGATTATCTCTTTGAGTCAGTTGACCAGACAGCAGGGGGCTCTACTTACGCTAAGTTCGTCAAAGCTGCAGTAGATTCGATATTCGGAGGAGAAAAGAAAGCTGTCGTTCTTTCATGGACTGCGACTGACGCGATGGATCTCGTCGAACCTGACGAAGACAGTACTGTCGCTGAGCATGAAGCAAAGATTCAATTCATATTTATAGATCCGAGTCTAGTCAAAGAATTAGAGGAAATGGGTGCAAGCACTAGGGGCGACCTGTACTTAGAGATCTCATCTAACTTGACTTATTCTAGTTGGTATGATCCTGGAGATTACATGAATCCGCCTGATGGAGACACTGAGATAACTGATGCTGAGCATGAGATAGTCGACATATCTATAAGTAACGTGGAATATGACGCAAATTTCGTTGAATTTGAACTCAACCCCATAAAAAAGACCATCAGTACTGCGTTAACTGGATCAAATGACGTTGACGATTTTCTTATCTCTTCTCCTAGATCCTACACAAATTTTGAGAAATATTTTAATATTTAACTTTCTTTAAGTATCTTTTCAAAAAGGAAAGAATGGAAAAGTGTTATCACATGAATGATTCTGAATTCGAGGAATTCTTAGAATCAATCGGAGGTCTCGAAAATGGGTACTATACTGATCGACCTCGTATCGTATCCAAAGGATTTTTTGAAGTTGACCCCGGCTGGTATGGTCTTATTAAGGAGCTCATTGAAGAAATCATTGCTCTTGGCTGGGACAAGCAAATATGTCAAGTAAAAGAGAAATTTGGAGGTCTTCGATTCTACATCAACTCTGCAAGCAATGAGATTCATGACAGGATAAGTGAAGCTGAGAAACTAAGTTACTCGGTTTGTGAGAAGTGTGGAAATCCTGGAAAGCTTAGAAACAATCGACGTTGGGTTCTCACACTGTGTGACCAGCATGATGCTGAACCTAAAAAAACTAATTAACATGGCAAAGAAAAGAATGAGCATGCAAGAAAAGCATCAAGAGACGATCATTGATATGATCAATGAGATGTTCAAATTCGCCGGTCATGACGTGACCTATGACGACATTAAGGATCGTAAGGACGATTGGTACATGCAGTGGACCATGACTCACGCACAGTACGATGAGTGGCGAGCTTGGGGATCAACTTACCTTAAGAAGAAGTACAATTGGAACAAGACTCTAATCGAAAGAGAGATGTCGATGTTTGGACTCATGTGGGGACTCAAGTTCAGCGACAGTCCACAATACTTTTCAAAATGAAGAAGCTTTTCTTAGATGACATTCGTATCCCAAAGGATGCGATCACTCTAGTGCCAAGCCAATTTAATAAGTTCTACTGGGAAAACGATTGGGACATAGTTAGGACATACGATGAGTTCATGCAATATCTTACGTCAAGAGGCATGCCTGATTTTGTTTCCTTTGATCATGATCTTGCTGACTTTCACTATGATTTCAAGCCTGAGGATTATGAATCCATGAGTGAGGAGGAGATGATCGCTAAATTCGGCAGCATGGAAAAGACCGGATTAGACTGTGCTAAAGCTCTGGTAGACTATTGCGGAATCTCCGATAAAAAATTACCAAATTACTTAGTACACTCAGCTAACCCAACAGGTAAGGAAAACATAGAGAAGTTTTTAATTAACGCTAAAAAGCATCTTAATATTTAATTGGTTCTTTCGAGCCTTACGCAAAACAGTTTATCATGATGAACACATCTTTTTTATTGTTAGTCGGGATTGTCGCGAACTTAGGGTGCTGGATTTTCTCAACAGCCACGATGGTCAATGGAGAGCACAATAGAACCGCTTTTGTTATAAAATCAGTCTTCTATTGGTTTTCAGCTATAATCAATGTATTACTCGGTATTTTAATAATGGAATCATAATGGAGTGGAAAAAAATAAAGAGCAAGACCTGGTGCTTTCAATTAGGCGACGAACCAGAATTGATCCATGTGATCAAGACAGGATTTGAAGACATGTATATGGTGGTGCATGAAGACGCGTACCAACAGTTAATAGGTAAAGTTGAATTTGGAACCAAAAGGGATGTTGAAGTAAGATATAAAATAGAATTAACATGAAAAAAGAAAAAAGAATAATCTTAAATCAGATTGAAACGCCGGACGGCACTGTGTTAAAATCAATGCATGTTCACGATTACGTGACCTATACTGACAAGAACGGTCGAGTATACATGGTAGACGGAGGAAACGAATACTTGAGAAGAAACGTTCACAGGACCGAGCTCTCCGCTTGGATGAAGACAAAGGTTTTTCTACTAAAACTAATTGGTAAGACTTGGAAGGATCCGCTTGAATTCAAAGAGATCAGCATCTATAGCGATGCTCCCTTTGAGGTGATTCGTGAGAACTTCCACAGAGGAGGTAGAGGCAAGGATGGACGTCAGCCTCTGGCTTGGGTGCCGATGTCTGAGATGAGCGATGCTTGGCTAAAAGCGTGTATCTCATACAATAATGAAAGAGGCTTAGGAAGTAGCTTCGCTAATAAGATGTATCACAAGGAACTAAAATACCGAAAAGCTAACGGGATCAGTATTGAGGATTAACGTTTGGATCTATTACTTTTGTTGGATCTAAAGTAGAAGCAATCTCTTCTTTGTCCTCCTTCGGTAGAGGAATATCACCTTCTTCAAACTCAATAGGAGGAGGCGCAACAAAAGCTAGAGTCTTAGCTAATTCCTCTCCTCCGGGTAATTTAGAAACATCAAACGCGTCTAAGTCAGGTAAAAATTCTCGGTTACCACCTTCATATACGAAAATCGCCTTAGCTAAAGTTTTGAACATGAGAATAGCGCTAGGGTCCGTCTCTTGATACCCTTTAAATTCAGGTAGTTTAGAGGTAGCTGTCGTACTAGGATTCCAACTCTTTTTAAGTTGTGAAGTTACATAATTAATGTATGCAGTAGACCCACCCGCGTAAACTTCTATGATGCCTTTGACTGTAAACAATTTTTTGACCGTGAAGTATTTAGATAAATTACCTAGTCCTGCACGTATTCCGTTTTCTAAAGTATCAAAGACTACAAATGGTTTTCCGCTATTTGAAGCAATCTTGTATCCAGTAACTCCCTTATAGTTTAAGGTTTTATCGTTCATGACGATATTGAACGGGTTGTTATCCGCACGAGTAGAAAAGGATCCAGGTAACTTTACTTTACCTCCCTCATTTAAGCTGACCCAATTATAGTATTCAAGTATGTGTTTCATCTTATGCTAACCAGCTTTCGATATCTTCGTCTCCTGATGTTTTGAAAGGATCTTCAAACTCTTCAGATTTGATCCCAAGTAGGGCACCCAAACTCACGTCAGCCTCCTTGATCTTTCCTGTAACTATGTATGCAATGAATTTACTAACAGTCCCATCAAGGGTGTGTTTTTTGATCATTGAAGGAATTGAAGCGTATTCACCAGCGATTGGAAGCTCTCTACGATACTGTTCAGGCTGTGCCTCTCTAGCACCAGTCTCAGGTTCACGTTGCTCCTCATCTGGACTAAATTTCTTAGTAGATATTCGATACAGATGGTACCAGCCTCCGCCTTTTCTCTGTATTTCCTGATTCTCTTTTTCTAAATCAAATCCTGGAGTCTTTGAGTATGCGCTTATCGCTCCCTCAGTTCCAGCTCTACCTTCGTTGTACAGCTTTTGTCTAAAGTCTCTAAACTCAGTAAACAGCATTCCATATAATCTCATTGGATTTGATTCCATCTCGTCAGCAAGAGCAGTGATCTCTCCAGGAGCAGAGCTCATCGCGTAAGAGGACTCAACTTTGGCTGCAAGCCGCGCTTGCATGTTGCCGTTCATCTTGGGATACATTGAATTTAGCTTGTTTGCAACGACTCTCACAAAATCGGCTGAGCTTGTCTTAGAGGATTCTCTCTCCATTCTAGTCTCTCTAGGCTCGCCTGCTCCTTGTGAATGCGGGGCTGGTGCAGCCATCACGTATGCATTAACTGACTCTTCGTCCCTATTAGATGCCCATTTTTTACCACCGAATCCTTTGACTCTAGACCTTACGAATTCTTGTACCTTTCCTGCTGTGTTTCCTCCCTTATCAAGGTGTGCTTTTCTAATGTCTCCAAGGTCAGCTGATCTTGTCGTCATCTCAGAAAAACCAAAATCGACTGCACTCTTTTTTATAGGGTCCCATGCGATCACCGCATATTGTGAACCTACTGCACCGACGCTCGGTTTCTTATTATAGATGAACACAAATAGGTCGTAATCTGGATGCACAATAAAGGATCGGTTCTCTCCATAAGGTAGGGATCTTAAGAACCAGATCAAGTCAGTGTATTCAGCGCTACCTAATTTTCCAGTGTCATCAGTATCGTTATTGAAAGGAGACTCTGTGCTCGTCCAGCCTCTAAGCTCAACCGGCGCTGGAATCTCAATTTCAGGAGAAGGTCTGTGATACTTATAAGGCATGGGAACTGCTCGTCTAGCCTTATATGTGTGTCCCATTCTAGGATACTTTTCGTTATAGTGTTCGGGTTTCTGATGTATTGCAGAGATCATCTTCTTAGGAATCCCGATTTGACTCAAGTTAGAGTCCTCAAATATTGAGATGAAGTAATTAAAATCCATTTCTAGAGGAATGTTTTTATTATTTATCTTTTTATTCTCTCTAGATTTTAATAGTAAGAAGCTTTTAGTACATTAGTCAAAACATTGAGTAACCGTTAAACATAAAAAGAAAAGCGAGCTTAAAGGCTCGCTTTTTTATTTTACAGACGGTAAGCCTTTTATTTTACATAATTGTAATATTTATAAGTAAGCTCTTTTCTGTGCTCTAATCCATTAGTTCCTCCATTAATTCTCTTTGTTAGAGCTAGGATTGCCGCATCAGTTATTCCTTGATCACAGATGGTCCATAGCTTGTTTCGGTCAAAGAAAAACATTGCAGACTCAAAAGCATATGTTGTTGCGACTAAGTCAGGGTTTTCCATTATCTCAGGTTTCTTCAAATAGTCGGAGAAGTTCTTATAATTGGATTTTCCTGTCAACTGTAGGGCACCTCTTCCTCTATATTTCCAGCCGTCTCCTGATGTCTCATCCCCATTACCCATTCTGCTCGCATAAACTCTATTAGCAATCTTTTCAGGTTGTCGAGCATAGGACTCTTCAAGCGTTCCAGGAAAATACTTTCCAAAGGTTCCTTGTAATCCTTGAGCCGAATAATTTAGGTTTTCACTAAACGCCTTGAATACTCCAGTCTCATGTGAGGTTTGAGCAAAGAAGTGAGCTGCTCTCACCGGAGTTAGCTTATAATAAGCCATCGCGGCCTTCATTGTTCCAGGACCAAACGCACCATCGGTAGTAGTTCCTATCTTTTCTTGTAAACTTTTTAAACTCATCTTACACTGTTTTCTTATTATTTATTAAATAAATAAAGAAAAAGACTTTTGTGATCAAGGATTTTAAGACATTTGTCAATGAGGCACTAACAGTAAGGTCGAGTCTGACCGGAGTCAAAGACACTCACTTTGAAGAGAGAGCAAAGCTTCGATTAAAAGGATTAAAGATAGTAAATTTTCTAGACGATTCAGGAAAGAATGTTGATGTAGATCCTAAGGTAAAATCAGCGAGCACAAGATTCTTTCAAGAAGTTTTCTTTCACCTAGCTGATCCAGAAAAGAGTAAGATATTTGATGAGGTTGACGTTCCTTTAGGAATGATTGGACTCATTAGAATGGGAAAACCAGTAGTAGTTCTTCCTAACGGCAAAAAGGTCAAGCCTGTGTTTGAAGTCTATGAAAGGACTGACCAGGGCAAGAAGATAATGAGGACTGGCCTCTACTTCTGGATATTCACAATAGGTTCGACTGTTCGTACCATAAAGCTATATACGTTAGACGGCAGCAACCAGTCTGAGAGAAACACGATCATCAATAAGTCAATAGATCACTTACGGTTTAATAAAGAGGCTGAACTTGCTAGGATATCTAGAGTGTTAAATGTGAGAATGGAAAATCCGGAAGACTTGAAACAAAAGCACAAAGTTGTTTTAAAGCCGGCTGGCATAGATGAAGTAACATTTGACCTTAGTCTGCCTGCATCAACTGAACAACAGCTAACCGACTTTATCGCTGGAAGCACAGTCACTCGACAGGAACAAGTCTATATCGCTCCTGAGAGAGGCACTACTGATTTTACTTTAGAGACTGTTCCCAAACAAATGAACATCACCCCAAACAAGGTGTGGATTCTAGAGAGAAACGAGAAGCACAATACTTGGGGAGCAATACCCATTGAAGATTCTCAACTAGTGAAGAGAGGAGGGGACAATGAGATAGCTATGAAGATCGGAAAGAAATGGGTACACTGGTTAGACGAACCTAGATTCAATCCTCCTGTTCCTACTAACGAAAGATTTATCAGAAAGGGAGACACTATCACACTAGCTAAGCAGTTAGGAAGCGGCCAGTGGCTCGCTAACACAGGAACTATTCGAGAGATCTCAATAGATCCAAAGAGCGCTTATCCATATGCCAAGACTGCGGGATGGGATAAGACTGAAATAATTCCTGCGGATCTTGCAGAGAGAATGTTTAAGGATTATCGATTAGCCAATGAGAGCAGGTTTGTGATGAGCTTTAACGAATGGATAGATCACACCACTCCATTAAGCACCCGTTTGAATGAGGAAATAGTGATTGATAAAGAGATACCGGAAATGGATCAGTTCTTAGAGATAGTGTGTAATCCAGACGGCTCGCTTAAGTATCCCGAGCTTTTCACAAGATTGCAAGGAGGTAATGACAACCCTAAGCTTAGAGAACAGATCAAGAAAATGTATCTAGACACAAGTACTAGAAAAAACAAGAAGGCCAAATATTCAAAAGAGGCAAGGACGGTGATAGAAATGGTTTGGGAACTGACTAAAATAAACACTGATTCGGAAATAGACATTGACAAAATTATTCCTGAAACTATACTTGATCCAACTGAAAAGCAAGCTGATGGAACATATCCGACTGACTACAAGTTCTTCGTTTTTACTGATCTAAATTCAAAAGCGATCGATTACTTGACTGGAGAAAGAAGCGGCATTGCCACAGGTTTTATGGGACTCATGGCTAGATAAGACTAGTCTCTAAACTTTCCTGGAAAGATCTGTCTCCATTCATGACCCTTCGGTATGAATTTCTTCTTGACTCCAAAGATCTTGTCCTCTCCTGGATCACAAGCATTCTCACCATTCCACTTGAATCCGTTGCGACATGCCCAATTCTTCATGAATATGGTAAAGGGTTGACCTGTCACAAAGGGAAACCTTACTCCAGACTCGTTATCAATTTCCTCAATCTTTCCGTGAGTCATCTTAATTGTAATAGTTCTTCCCTGTCTCGATGTAAGGACTATGACTTCTTCTCTCATCCAGCTTTCGTATAGCACAACGTGTTTCACTATTAAATCTTTATTTTATATGCAGTCGTTTTTGCCACTCCCTTTAGGTTTCTTAGAGGTTCGCAAGAGTGTAACTGTAATTCTGAAAGAAGTCTACCGCTTCTTCTACGTTTACCCTCATAACATCTCTGCTGATAGTCAATGATCTCTAATTTACGACTCTTCTTAGAAACTAGATCCTCTATCCTTTTCTCCTCCTCTTTAGGTAGAGCTTCAGTAAAGCTAAAGGTCACGTTTCCAGGTTCAGAAACAGTCGACTCCATTCGAGAAGCAGTGTTTACCGTGTTACCGAAGAAGTCCCATAGTTTTTTACCTTGGATGTCTGTCTGCTTTTTATATAGAGGTCCCCAGCAGATCCCAAGTCGAATCGTCATGTTCTTATCCTTAATCTTGATAGGGTTATTCTTAAGGTCCTCCTGTATCTCCATGCCTGCCTCTACCGCTCTTAGTAAGGAGTCCTTGCCCTCGAAGCTGACCATGTAACTATCACCGATAGTCTTTACGATCATGCCCTTGAACTTTGTGACCACCTTTGTCATTCGCTTATTGTGCTCTTCAAGAGCATTGAACATGCCAGACTGATGTAGCTTCCAAAGCTTAGAGCTTGACTTAACGTCAGTGAACAGGATCGCCTGCTCCTTCTCTTCAAGTTTCTTTAGAGAGTCAATGCTCTCCCAGATAGGATAAGATACTAAGTATTTCATGTCTTATTTGGGCCCAAATGTTTTTATCTTCTTGAGACCGTGTCTCTCTAAAAACTCAGAAGGAACTGCCTCTTCGATGATTGTGTGTAACTGTGATGCTAGCATTTCTTGATAAGTGGTCTCGTTTACATTAACAAAGCAGAACCAGTGAGTCGCAGGAAGCTCTCCTGTCTCAGACAAGGGAATAGTTAAATGGTCTACTGAAAACTCAGGGTCTTTCTTTTTCTTCAACTCAATGATGCGGTCTGCTGATTCGCGTTTAGGCAAGACACCAGCTGATCTCTTTCTAGCTTCAACTACATTCTCATTTTCACATAGTATGCATAGTCTCATATACTTAATATTTTTTTTAGTAGCTAAATAGCGATAGTATCGATGTACCTTGACTCTCAAGGTTCAGGTTCTTTATGTATGAGACATAATACGGCGCAAGAGCTCCGCCCGTCTCAGTATCCACCTTAAAGAGTCCAAGGTTAGGATCTCCATCTAGTTCAGAGTCTGCAAACACTATCGCAGAGTAAACTGTGCCTCTGTGCTCGACTGTGCTGAATACTCCAAGTATCAACTCCACTCTAGTCTCACTAGGAGAAGGAACGAGTATGTTAGAATAGATAAAGTCGCCTGCATCTATATCAAAAGGCCCTATGATTATATCTGGCCCAGCATACGCTATCGCCCATGGAGTTCCATCATACAGAAAGAGGTTTCTAAGTAGGTAACCTGTCACGCCGTCATCGACTTCAGATACTTCAGTCACATCGACCGTTTCGGCTAATTCGTTCAGTGTCACTCTAATGATGCTAGACACTCCAGTCTTCTTGAAACCGTTATCTAGATAGATAAAACTCCCATTACCTTCATAATACAGAGAGCTTGCTCCCTTTGTCGCATAATCGTTGATGTTATTATCAAAGAAGGTAAACTCTCTGGTCTCCTTGTCGATTCGTATGAAATATACTTCTCCACCAAAATCAACCGCTGCGTATAAACGATCATCGTCTGTGTTTAGGGTGATTACGGTCAGATCAGGAAAATTCTCGAAGTTGAATGGCCAATTGGCTTCAGTTCGGTCTACTGTGTATATTAGACCATCGAATGAGACTCCAAATAGTCCCTCCAATGGATCATATCCGCCGCCGCTACCTGCTGCGCCAACTCCGCCTTGTGACTGCATCTTGATTCTTATTGCTTGCTCAAATAGAGCATCCTGTTCTAGCTTTGCGCGAAGAGCTCTTTGTTCGGGCGTCTCGTTTCCCCAATTGATGAATGACATTCTATCTAAGTTTATTTTAGTTATTTATCCTGAAAGTGTCGCTGTATTCGTTCGCTTAGCCTAATTCTAGGATCCGACTTACTTCGTCCCAACTCCTCGTACTCTAACATGAATCCAAAACTAAGCAGCACTCTTCTACTCTTAAAAGGATTTGGTGTCCAGTGCTTGTATAGACTGGCTTCAAAACAATAGAGATCAGTCTCTTCAACGTTTACTATCTCCTTCTCTATTGCGAACTCGTAGGGTCCTGAGAGCACACTCACGTTACACTTATAGTTTATGAGTCCGTCAAAGCCGGCATCATAGTGCGCTCCAATAGTTCCTCCCTCGTCCATGTCAACTATCTGCAAGAAGGAATTCTTGTTTGGAATCCCTACTTCTTTGCAGACACTCTCAGCGATGTCGCGAAAAACATTAGGTATCTCTGTCTGGACGACTGCACCCCCAGCTTGGTATTGGGAGATCTTGCCCGAGATCTCATTCTGACTCAGGTCAAACATGCAAGAAAAGCCATTTAGCTTTCCTATGAGCTCTTTAAGATGAGGATTAGTTAAGTCTCCATCAGACCTTAAAGAATTAACGAAGTTTAGGATCTGATTCCTTTGTCTCTGAGCTAGGAATCCTTTGTGTAATAGGTGATTCGACATAATAAAAGCGTGTTATCTACTTTTATTTATAAAAGCAAAAAGGATCTCATTGGAGATCCTTTTTCATTAAATTTATTTGTAATTGTAAAATTATTGTGCTTCTACTGGGATAGCTGCTTCCAGTTCTGCTATGAATTCCTCAAGAATCGTTGCGTCCACTTCTGAGATCTTAACTAAAAATGAAGTCTCAGCAGTAGTATCCTCTGCTCTAACTCCTAAATATCGAACTGACTCTCCATTAAAGATGTGGATAACATGATAGTCAGTAAGAGTCACATCTTCAGGTTTAAAAGTCTTGACATGGTCAACTAGAGCAGTAAGTTTAGTCATGGTGTCAGCTTTTATTGTACCTTTTTTCTCTCCGATAAGCTGAACATCCCCAAATCCAAAAACATGGATAGTATTAAATTTTGCCATTTTGAAAGTTTTTTATTATTTATCTTAAACTAAAATAAAAAAGGACTCAGCAAGAGTCCTTTTCCTAGAGCCTGACGGGCAAAATTTATACTTTAGTTCCGCAGTTAGGGCAGAACTTCCAGCTGGATTTTTTAAGACGCGAGCCGCAATCAGTGCAGTAGTTTCTAATCTCTTTAAGATCGACTGGTTTTTTGGACTCTGGCAAGATCCTGATAAAGACTGAATTGCTTGCCCAGAAATTATATTCTGAGTTGTCCTGACCGAATTCTTGGTCAGAAGACTCTCCCTTCTCAGTTCGGCCAGTCTCAAGGGATCCTGCGATCGGCATTGAAGAGGTGACCATTGACGAGTTTGCCCCAATGACATCGTTCAGTGAAAAACCTAAAGTAGGATTAGAATTAGAATAGTAGACTGTGTTGACTGTTGATCCGCCGAATGGAGGATATGAGTCATGCGTCCAAGTAGTATTGAACCCACCTGTCAGCTTGATGAATTCATCATAAAACTCTATTTTTACTCTACCGTTTTCTCTAGTTGCCTCCTTCGATTCAGCTGAGTTCTCGACTTCATAAGTCTCAAAGATAAACTTTTTTGGCTCATCGATCCATCTTTCTAAAAAGACTCTCTGGCCAGGTTTCACCACGATTCCAGTCGATGAAATAAGTTTTTCATCGATGTAGATCTTGGCAAGCACCTTTGATTTTTTGGGATTGTAAAGCTCTATCTCAAAGTGAGTCCCGTCTTTAAGATAGACTTTGTTATCGTATTGTTTCATACGATTTCTGTTCACTGCAATGTGTGCAGTAGGAGACAGTGAGTCCCCTTTAATTGATGTGTAATTCATAATTTACCTGTTTTTTTAAAGCCGACATCATCGTGGGTCAACCCACTCAAAAGCCACTAGGACTTGATGCCGACTGGAGTGTCAGGCTCTATTGATATTTACTCTAATTTAGGTAAAAGTTTTTGGGTTAGGAGGTTACTGCTCTCTAGTTTATCTGCTATTTCTGATCCCTAGGTCCAAGCTTATGAGTCCTTCCTAGCTTCTTTAAAGTTGGCATTGTTAGCTATTGAGTCTAAGCCAAGCGCTAAAGGACACGTTTAGTCCCTCTCCCAAGTACTTCTTACGTAATCGATCAGCTTTATCAATGTCTCCTTTCAAATAGGCATCAATGATCGCATCTTGTATCTCGTCCTGGCTCATCTCGCTTTCAACATCCGGCTCAACATCCGGCTCAACCTCTTGAGTCGGCATCTCGTATCGAGGTTCCTCCTCTTTAGATTGGTCACCATATTTAGACTGTGCTTCAAGGTTGGCTAGTGCTTCTTCAATTATGGGATAAAATAATCTTTCGATACCTGATTTATCATTCATCAAGATTGCATATACAATCTTAAGCATTTCCTTAGGGTCATCTTTACCAGTCGTTGCAAGCATTCCAAATACCATCCAATAGAGACGTTGTTCCTCTGCCGCGAGGTCATTCCATATCGAATCGACATTCTCTCCTGTTTCTCGGTCCATTTCGCGTCGATAGCTAGAAAACCTCTCTTCAACTTCCGGATGAGAGTTGATTGCTTTACGAAAATCGTTCTGCATGTCAGTGCCGTACTTAAACTCTTCAGCTTCATCAAGTAGAGTATCAGTGTTCATTATCACCTGTTCTGCCTCATCTTCTGAAAGGTGCTCAGTGCTTAGCTGTACTGGAAGAACGTAGACTGCTTTGATCGCTTCATGGATAAGAACTGAGAGATCAACTCCCCTAGCAAATATCTTCATCTCAAGGTCTGCCATTAACTCTTCAGCTGAGTCGCTTTCAGTAAAGTCCTTTCCTTTTTCAAGATCGTCTAACATCTTCTTAGCTGCGTCTTCGTCTGGCTTTTTATCTCCAAAATCAATCATATTGACCCCAGCTCCAGACATCTTCAAGTAGGTCTTTATCTGGTTATCTGGTAATCTCCAATCATTGAATTGAGCCACTGCTGAGATCTTATTCAAGAGCTTAAGATATTCTTCACCGTCGGTTTTTCCTAGTATTGTCTTGATTCCAGACTTGAACATAGGTAGATTTAGAATCGCTTTAGAATTCAATCCCATTCCCTGCTGAAGCGTCTTTAAGATCTTTCTCTTGTGGATCTCATTAATTATCTTACGATTAACGATTTCCTCGACGTTAGGCTGTTCAGGTTCCTCTGGAGTCATTGATCCCATTGATCGTGCCTCATCACCTATCTTAAAATCGAATTCAACATCATCAAGCAGACCCTTGAATATGAATCTAAATGAAGAAACAGTCAGGTCAGATAACGCGTCCTCGTGCCCTGATTGAAGTGCTTTTGATTTGCCAATAAGCCCCATGAAATTACTAAGGTCTTCACGATTTTCCATGGCAAATCTTGCCATTTTAGGATCCTTTTCCGCTTTGACCTTCGCTAACCATGAAGGATCATTGGACTCTCCTTCTCCTGGAATTCCGATGTTTCCTCTAAGGGAAGCCTCATTGATATAGTCTTCGAAATTATTTAACATATTTGTCGTGTAGTTTTTGAATCATTTTCATTCCTTCTGGAGTGTCCTTTATTGCGTTAAGCTCGTTAAAGAACATGTCAATCATCTCTTCGTATGCGAACTGAGGCTTGGTTTTCTCTCTTTCGCTAGGTCTCTTAGTAGGAATAGGCCTCCATGGTCTCTTTCCCTTCTCTTCATCCGGTGGTGCAGTAGGAGTCTTAGGCTTGATCGCAGGTTCTGCCATCGCTAACCTTTCGTTGATTGATTTGATGTACTTCCTCATGATGAGAACAAAGTTATTTTAGTTATTTATTCTTATATTAGGTAAAGATAAATAAATCTATAAAAATACGATCAATAAAAGATGAGTCACTTACTTTCATTTAATTCTTTTACAGACCAACCTAGAATGGACGAAAACATCCAGGCAGCGAAGGGATATCTTCTTAAAAGTTATTCTGACAAGATGAACGTTCCCATCTCTGAGATTCCCAAAGAGGAGCAGGGAGAGATCTTACGTAATAATAAAGACTATCAAGCGATCCTAACGATGCTAAAGGGCAAGGACGGATACGTATATCCCTTTGTTCTTTTTAGGTTTGAGCATAACGTTCGAATGAATCAGTTGGCTAACCTTCTAGAGAAGATCAAGCAGTATTCTGCTGTGTTAAATACTCTGCCGATGCCGATCGAAGAGTATGCGAAACAGGCTCAAGTAAACGGAGTAGATAGTTTCGAGGCACTGATGGACGCATTTGACTCAATAGAAGTAAAGAAAAGGAGCCGATGGATCATTGACGACACTCCAGGAGACCTGCGTCGCCGATTAAGAATGTTGAGTGACCGTGACCAGGACAGACTGATAAAGTCTGCAAAGATCATTGACGATATCGATGCTAAAGTCGGAAACTTCATTGATGAGGAGACTGGCAGAGAGACGAATAATAAGATCAGTCTTCTTAAGAAAGTAAAGTCATTCGCAGATAAATCAGCTGAAGAATATTTAGAATGGGTGGAGAGCTTTGCGGATGGAGTCGCCTCATCAGATGTTGTATCAAAGATGGAACAGCTAAAGGATCTCATACCTGAAGCTGGACTACTCTACCTAAAGAATGGGTACATGGTTCTAGGAATTCGTACTGAAAAGGCTCAAAAGGATCTTTGTTCCATCGCTAACTGGTGTATCAACCGTGGATCTTGGGGATCGTACGGTGGTCAAAAGGATCGTTTACAAATAAACATCTTTAACTTCAACAAGAAACCGACAGATCCTCTACACATCACTGGTACTACAGTGACTAAGGACAAGAGAGTCACCCATTCACACGATAAGAACGACTTAAGCATCATAAAATCAAATGATTTCAGACAGCACCTCTTGGGTCTAGGTTATCCTGAGGAACTTGCGACAGCAGTTGACTCTTCCATCATGCGGGAGGGACTCATCAAAGATATCGTTACTGGGTTCAACATGGACGCAAGCTCTCCTAGAGATCTATTAAAGACGATAGTGTTTGCGAGCTACGATCCTCGAATGAATCTTGAAGAGGATAAGTCAGTGATCGGTCCGATACTTGAGATAATCGATGAACGTGTTTCAGGAAACATCTCGCCACAGGAAACACAGTCTCTCTTCATGGAAAAGGGATGGTTATCTCCTTTTTCAGCGAAGCTATTCAACCTGCTCTTTCCCGACCTTTCTACTGATTTTAGAAATAGGATAGTGAGTAGAGCGAAGGAGATCTTTGGAGATCTTGAAGAGATCCTCGTTTATTTCGGAGCTTCAAAATATCCTGCAGTAGCCGGAGCAGTGAAGAGAAAACAAGAGATCCTAGACATACTTGAGAGAGGCGAATCGATTGAGAGAGATTCTCAAGAAAGATAACCCTCTATTTCTCCTTGAGTCTTTTTGATCGGTGGAAACTTCTTTGGATGGGTGTAAGCTATAAAGATCTGTCTAATGAATGCACCCTTTCCTTGAAAAGTAAAGTCAAGCACTCGTTTGGATTCTAAACCAAGGTCGCCGACCTCTGCCGCAAGGTTAGAGATCTTTTTAACTGCTTGTCTTTCAGCACGTTGAACTGATCCGTTTATTCCATCCTTACGACCAGCTCCTCCTCTACTAGTCAGACCCACCCAGGCCTTACCATCCTTGCTCTCCTCAATGGTGACTTCCCAAGAAACCTTCCAATTAGTATCGTCCATGTTGATCTTAATTGAGGTGATCTCTGGATTTGCTCCAAGCTCCTTGTAAAACTTTGCCAGTGCTTCATTCACGAGAGTGTTCATCTTGCCGCCGAAGCCATCCTTCTTTCTGGACTGAAAGGAATGCATGGCATCATAGTCTCCCCTAGGTGGTGAGAACTCTCCCTTCACAACTCTCTTTTTCTGTAGAGAAAACTGTTCGTAAAGTTTTAAGTACTTCATATACTTTATTTATCTTTTATTTTTAAGTACAATAGTACTATGATAGACAATTTAGAAACCATTAAGCCTCTCTTAAAATTCTCTGAACCTGGAGACTTTTACATGCTCTATGTGTTTAAAAGAAAGAAGGATCAGCCTGAAGGGGAACGAGACAATCACCAGTCGGTGCGAACCATTAAAACTTATTGCATTGAGAGCATGGATCACCTGGAGAGAAGGTGGGACGAGATCAAGCAACTCTGTGAAGTATTCAGGGCCAGAGCCTACATCCATGTGCAGAAACAGAATCATCGGGACGTTTCCTTGAACATGATGGTCTCACTTGCTGAAAGGATAAGAGACGGTGTTCAAAACCAGAAGGGTCTCTTTGACTCAGTAGTCGGTCAGATCAAGACTCAAGAAAAGAGATGGATCGTCGATATCGACACTCACGACTACCATGCAGTTAACGAGCTCGCAAAGGTCATCAATCGCTTGGATCCAGCTGGACCTAAGTGCGAAGTAGTTGTTCCCACGAAGAACGGATATCACCTGATCACTGCAAAGTTTGATGCAAAATCCTTCAAGGAGAAGTTCCCTGACATAGACATACAGAAAAAGAATCCAACTCTTCTCTACTATCCGGATTCTCTAGATCAAAACTAATCACTGACTAATAGTAAAAATAACATGGAAGAATACATTCGTAAGGGCAATCATCACATTGCAGTATTCATGAAAGATTTCTATGATACTGGACTAGAGCCTTCGTATTACATTCGTAAGAACAAGGAGTATAAGATTGAGGAAGCTCAGTATCACTCCTCTTGGGACTGGCTCATGCCAGTTGTCGATAAGATCGAAGAACTTGGATTTAGAGTGTATCTCGATAAGTACTCATGTCAGATCTACAGAAGAGATGCATCATTTCCGGAAAACTTTATAGTTGATGCTGATTTCAAGCAGGATAGGCTTGAGAACGCATTTGAAGGAATCTCAGCTTTCGCTGAGTGGTGGTGTCGTAAGAGGAGAAAGAGACCTGCACTCAAAAAGAATCCTGAACTCGAAAGGGAAATCTCTGAATTCATCAGTGATTGGATAATTGAAAGAATCTTATTTAAAGAGGAGAATATATTTGAGACAAGCTTCATGCCGGGCAAGACAACAAAGTGGTATCCTGTGCATCCAAAGGGAAGCTCAAATAGGCCTTATCTTGAAAAAAAGATGAGAGCCGATATATGCAGGTTGATCAGACTAAAAAAATCAGATAAGGATGCCGTTTCATCTACGTAGAATATCAGACAGGCGCAGTTGGTCAGGTTTAAGAAGCGAGGCTATTGCGTGGGACGAGGAGTCAGAGATCGGAAAGATTCACGGTCATGAGCCTGAGGTCGGCAAGTCAATCCTAGTCGGACCCATTAGATCCAACGATATCTGGATCACGACTCAGGTCGAGGAGATCTTGGAAGAGATCAGAACAGAACAAGTGGACTACCTTAGGTTCAGGACAAAGAACTCAGAGTACGAATGGTGGAACGGAGTGCACCCAAAAGAAAGAGATGAAGACTAAATACGAGGTATATGCGGTGGGTTCACAGGTGTGGGCGATATCTAGATATAGAGCGTCCAATGGAGACACAGATCATTGCGCAGTCTATCCTGCAATAGTGCGGTCAGTCACCATATACCAGGACGATAAGACGAATGACATCAGCATCGACTACTGGGTAAAGACTCCAAAGGGCGATGACTGGGGAGACTCAGTGGAAGCAGAGTGGGTGAGCGATAGCTTTGAAGAACTAATAGAAAAACTAAAGGAGGAATGGACAAGGAACGCCAATCGGATGGATCTAGAGTAAAGAAGAGTCAAGACTATCAGGTCATGGGAAAGTATTTAGAGCACACTAGACGAGTCTTTACCGTTCGAGAGATACTGCACATTAGAGCAAAGATCATGAGGGGCACCAGGATCTCCAGGATAGCTGAGGGATATGGTGTCGATTATCGAGTAATAGCTAATATCTTCAAGGAATTTTGCTGGGGATTCTCTAAGAACTGCCCGTCAATCGTGATAGAGAGGCTCGGTCACAAGAACGAGCCCTACTATGAAACTGAGGATGAGATGCTAGAAGAGCCTGAATACTCTTGGGAAAGCCTAAGTGCTCTGGAAAAGGAGTGGTACTTGCAAAGAACGGGAAATCCCACGTTAATCACAAACAAAATAGACAAATGAAAGAGTCACTAAACGACAAAAAGAAGAATAATCTTTTTTCTCTTGAGATAATTGAGAATGAGAAATACTGGAAGATCTTTTTAAGAGGGACAATAATTGGGATCTTTTGTGGTATCGCGATCGCAATGCTCTTGATGAAGTGACGTTAGTTTATTTATGCAAAACGGTTTCCTCCTGAAACAAGCTGAGCTATCCCATCCGCGAGCTCATCTACTAATATTGCGACGGTTGCTGTATAATTCACTTGAGGCACAAAGCTTACGGTCAAGACCTGATAGTCTCTTTCACTATAAGTAACGATTTCTTGAAGCCCGACTCTTCTAACATATGCTGAATCAATAGCGACTGCCCTATCTTCTAATATGGAGGATGTATCCTGATCTAAAGCATAAAAACGTGGTCCGCGTGGCTCACCTATTCCTCCATCATAAGTGCTGTTATCGAAGAGAAGATTGACCCTTCTTCCTAGGCTCGAGATCACTCTTTTTCTACCCACTGCAAAGAATCTTTCACCTGCTGGGACTCGACGGCCTATTGGAAAATATGCTTCAGCAAGAGTCTCGCTTCCTGGCGAAAAAGCTAACTCAGGTGAATCGATGAAAGTCTCAGAGTATGCCTCTTGTAGGCTTTCCAAGAGCAAGGACTCAATGTTTAGTGACCATGCTCGCGGATCTCTTCTAGTTGTAAAAGTACGATATGTTGGAGAAAATCCATATGGAGAATTAACAAGAGATTGGAGTAGTTCAAAGGTCATGGATTGTGAGATTTTATTTTATTTATCTACAGGATTTTAGTACAATAGTGATAAGATGAAAGATAGCATTTACGAGAGCATTTACGACTTCTGCAAGGTCAGAAACCTGGGCACGGTATTTATGAATGGTGACGAGCCCACACCAAGGGTAAAGTTCATCCTTGACCTCTTGGACAAGGAGGGGATTCCTTATGAGTTAGACAAGTTTAAAGTCAATAGCGCTCAATGCTATAACATCATACTTAGGGGTTCCAGTTCAAGAATGGTGACCGCTCACCATGACATCGTGAATCCCAACATCGATAACGCCAACGACAACTCGGCCTCAGTGATCAATGCAATCGCGATAAAGAAGAAACTACCTGAGGTTCACGTAGTCCTCCTAGACGGTGAGGAGGTGGGCGGCTTGGGATCCCAACGATGTTCTGAACAGATCAAGGCTGGCGAGTTCGGAGAGATCGAGTGGGTGCTGAACTTAGAACTTACTGGCCGAGGTGGCAAGAACTTTTTTATCGGCAACTATCCAGGTCCGCTGAGCGATCGTATCGGTGGAATGTTTGAGTGTCAGATAGAGTCAACCCCTTTCAACGACTCGGTCATCTTTAGGAGAAACGGCATCGACTCAGTTGTGATCAATCCCTTGCCTATAGTTGATGGAGAGCTAGACTTTAGCATGCTCTGGAACTGTCACTCAAGTCGAGACACACTAGATACGATCTGCACCAAGGACATGCAGGAATTCGTGGAAGAGGTGGTGATTCCTATACTTAGGAACGACTAGATTTTAAACTGTTCCTACTTGTAAAGATCCTTGAGCTGAGCTAAATGGATCGTTTGTGCTATAAGCGAATCCCTGCGTTCCTGATGCGGAGTTACCATTTCCGCTGTTGTCATTCAATAGAGCGCTTTCTGTTGTTCCTTGAAACAATAGAAGTTTAACAGTCGGTAAAGTTGGGACGGTGAATGGTGCAGCAGGTGACGTGAATCCAGCTGTTGAATACTGCGCGGTGTCTGACCATCTAAAGTTACTTATGAATCCGTCGAGCGAAGAATTAGGCTCGTTACCGTATCCTATTGCTAAAGGCAAGCCTTGACTCGGTATTGGGTCGGGGTACGGATTTGATGCAACATTTATACCATCGATAAAGAGATCAATATTACCACTTGTTCTCATTGCGCATATATGATACCATTGTCCTAGTGTAGGTGTAAATGACCCAACCGACCTCTGATCACCGTTTGCCCAGAAAATGATTTGATTAGTTTGAAAAGATATAGCATTGGCAGCAGTCGGAAAGGCACCAAAACTATACGGACGAGGGGAGGTGCCGAAGACGTCTAGTTGATTAAAATTAACAAACATCTCGATCGTAAAATCACCCGTGATATCGAAGTCTATGCTTGCTGGAATACTAAGGTCCGACACCAGAATATTAACGTCTACCGTCCACCCATTTCCTTCTAGAACTTCTTTGGCCGCAAGACCAATTTCACTCGGCGCAGCATTAGTAACTCCAGATAAATCAACATATCCATTCGATACCCCGTTAGTACTTAAAGCAACTAAGATGTTATCTACAGCTTCTTCCGTTAGAGCCCCATCATCCACATCCACAGATTCACCATCACCAAGAGGCTGGGTATTTGATATAATTACATTTGTGATATCATCGTTATTACTTAGATCAAACCCTCGTAAAGAAGGCAACATTGATAAGTCAATACTAGTAATATTGCAATCATCAAAATCTATATACTGAAGGTCATTTAAACCAGTCAAATCTGGAGTTCCAGCAGAAAAATCACTGTCATCAAGATAAAGAAATTCTAATGAAGTACAACCTGAAACATTAACACTTGTTAATGATGGCGCCTCTGTATCAAGATCATCACAATCACTAATATCAATATATGTAAGATTAGTCATTCCTGAAAAATCTACGCTTACTAATGAATTGTAGTCTGCTCTAAATTCTTGTAAATTGGCAAGGGTTTGTAAACCAGTTATTGATACTAAAGATGAATAATTATCATCCCAACCTGGAAAATCCAACTGTAATACTTTAAGAGGATCATCAAATGTAACTTTAACTGTGTACTCTCCACCTTCATCATATGTATGTTCTTCTGAATAGAATCCTCCAGAGCCTGAACCTTCATATGTATTACCGTCGCCCCAATCAATAGTAAATTCGATTGGTTCATTTGTAGAAGTAAATTCAATTCTAAAGTCAAGTTCTTGTGTTGTATTTACTACAAATTGTAAGCCGGTTGGCGGCACACTCCCTCCGCCGGCGGCCCCGCCAAACATGGTATTTGTTCCACGGTTTCTTGCCTGACTTAGCCTAGCTGCCTGCTCTAACAGGGCATCTTGCTCAAATTTTGCACGAAGAGCTCTCTGCTCCGGCGATTCACCTCCCCAATTGATGAATGACATGGTATCAAGTTTATTTGTTTTATTTATCTTTTCGGAGATCTTTAGTATAATAGCTACATGAAAAATCAAAATATTTACCGATTATTGGTTCAATTTTCGCTTATTGTCGGAATAGTCCACCTTGCCTCCCAAGGAATGGAGGGTTGGGGCTGGCTTATTATTGCATTATTTTTAACCCTATAAATACGAAGAGATGAATAAGTTTAGAGTGGGAGACAGGCTGCGAGCCAATGAGTTCGATCGAGAGAACTACGACCTCACGTGGGTGACGATCACTGAGATAGACGAGGAGAACGAGGTCTACCACTGGCAGGCAGAGGAACCTCTCACCGGCGACGCGATCCACTCAGGTTACTTCTTTCCCGACGCTGTCGAGTACGATGAGAGGGAAGAGGCAATGATCAGGATGATGCGGGAGGACGAGGCGTCCGGAATCTATCAGGAACTCAGCCCAGTGGAGTGGTTCATTGAGGAACTCAAGAAGCTCAATGAGATACTGGATCCCCAGACCTGGCACTTCACCCGGATCGAGATCTACGAAAAGGCCAAACGGATGGAACGGGAAAGGGACGAGCTGCTCAAGGACTTCGATAACTGGAAGAAGTGGAAACACGGAGAACCTTTCTAAATTAGAACATCACCGCCATGCAAAAGTACACAGCAGACTTTGGGCTCCAGGCAAGGACCACTCCTTGGCCGCATCGAACCCATTCAGACGTCGAGGTTGAGATCAAACTCTTATTAATATCTTTCCCCTCTATATCTGCGCTCGTTCTCAGCCTGGACGTCAGCCATGCGCTTCCACATCTCCTCTGTTCTTCTTTCAGAGTCCTCTCTGAATCTACCCTTTCTCTGCCACAGGCTTTCATCATCCATAAAACTCCTCTTTAGTCTGTCCAATTCCAATAAGAGCTGGTTTGCAGGCTCAGCATAGTTCTCATTGATATATCTAGAGTCGACTCCCTCAATCCTTAGAGCTCTTAGGTGATCTACTAGAGCAGAAAGATCGTTTAGTGGTTCCTGAAAGACTTCCATTGAATGTAATAGGTCCTTATATGTCTCGTTGATTCGACTCTCGTTCAGGTGATTTTCAAATCCTTTTACGTAATTCTTCATGATGGTTCTTTATTTTTTTTATTTATCTACTACGGAGTCCAGCTACTAATACTAAATAACTAGAGATAAAGATAAAAGAAAAGATTGGTAGGCGACAGAGACCCAAACCCTTTAAAAAGAACCGCTAAACCTTGATATGCCGCTGCTGCTATAGCCGCCGCTAGTGTCTAGAGACTGGCTTCTTGAGCCTGAAGAGCGCATTTTTGGCATTCTCTCCCAATCCGCTTTAACCTCTCTAAAATAGTTTTCAACGAAATCATTGGCTCCTTGAACAAAACCGGTTAGATTAGAGTAGGGCTCAGTCTCCAATAGCTCAAGTAGGTTTTCCCTAGTTCCTTCTACTTTACCGGCATACCACGCATCCTTAAACGCGTCCAGGATCTCATCCTCACTGTACTGTGAAATATCGACCTTTAAAAAGTCTTCTTTAGTCGGTGAATCCAGGCGTTTGAGGTACCACAGATATGCGCTCGACGGTTTTTCCGGCTCCTGCTGTCTGCTTTTTTTCCAACCGAACCAGCTCTCGTCCAACCTAGATTGCGAAAAGGATTCAAACGTCTTGATATGCTTCTTCATGACTCTCTTCTATTTTTCTTTATTTATCTACTAACGCTGTTCTACTACGGAGTCCAGCACCCGATCAATCGCGGTACCAATCACCTTCCTCGTCGCCCAGGGCCACCTCTGAATCAAATGACTTGAGCACCTGTACCAGGTCGTCGACAGTGAATATGTTGATCTCGCCGTTATAGATCCACGTGCCGTCATAATCAAAGTAGCCATCGTCATCATCGTCATAAGCCGCGTCCTCATGATTCGCATATAGCGCCCTGATCTCGACCGTGCTCTCCACACCAAGTCCAATGACTATCAGAGCAGGCTCATCATCAACGACCTGATACGACCAGTCGTTATAGTGAGTTTCAGGCAGGTCTAGAAGACCCGGCGCAACAGTCAGCTCAGCGGCCTCAAAGCTAGCATATCTCGTCTTCTTCACCCCAAGATACTTATCGGGCTCGGAATTACACAGAGCCTCAAGCTGAGAATAAAACTCGTCGGCCCAACCCTGTAGGTCAATCTCCTTGATCCCCTTTTCAAACTCTTGCTGGCTAATTAGCCCGAGCCCTAACAGTCGATTAAGGTGACGTTCGGTCTTTTCTCCGCTCTGTTGAGAGTCCTCGCTCTCCCATACTCTAGATGATTTGATATACTTCATGCCACGCTAGTTCTTTAGTTATATTTATCAGGTCTCCATACTGGCACGTTTTCAACTCCATCGGGTATCCTATAACGTTTAGAAAAATGGGGCAGCTCATGCACGATGGACCTAGCGTCAATGCTGTGACCCTTCCTGGAGAGCACGTTCTCTATGCACTGTTCCGGATCATTGCTAAACCAGATCTCTCTTAAATCGACTCCTTCCAACTCAGCTAGACCCTGCCTAAGCTTCTCCCCTAGACCGATAAGAGTATAATCCTCAAAGTAGGGAGAGGCCAAGATCACGTGCTCTCCACTCTGCAAGGCTGATACTATCTCTTCAACGCTAGCAGAATCGTCGAAGACTCTCCACTCAAGATCGCTATCACTAATGATCTCACGTATGAGATGACTCTTACCCGAACCAGGTAGACCGTGTATCCAGACCATTGAAACCTTCGATCTGTTCTCAAATAATGAATATGATACTATGTGCTTCATGCTATAGTTAGTTCTTTAGTTATATTTATACTACGGAGTCCGGCCACCAGTGACCAAGATACCCAGAAACCAGGACAAAGAGAAATGGGAAGAGAGTCTCTAGACAGGAGACCCAACATCATAGATAGCCCATGGCCAGGAGCGTAGATCCTAGAGACCAGACACGATACCAACGACCTACCGCCAGACCAGCCAAAGGAGCCCAGCTACAGTCGCACCCAGGTAGCCCTTTAGTGAGACGTAATGTGGGAACCACTGCCGACTGGGTCTACGGAGTCCCATACGGGAAACTCCATGGGTGCCACCCTTGTTGCCACGCTTGCTACGTTTGCCATGCTACTTTCAGTGTGAACCCCTTATGGCAAGCCCAGGTGTGATAAATAATAAGAAAGGGTAACATGTACGTAAAGGAGGTAATGGCAACCTTGCAATGCAGCTATAACGCCTGCCGCAAGTGGAGGAACGAGGGTAAGCTAAGGACCACCAAGATGCCCAACGGCAAGGTGATGTACTGGGACGACGACGTCTACGCCCTACTGGGCAAGAAGATCCAGAAGGAGAACTGGTCGGTCGCCTACTGTAGGGTACCGGGGACTACGGAGTCCGACCGGAGACTCATGCTCCGCCAGCAGCAACTGATCCGGGAGTGGTGTGCCAAGCGTGGAGTGTCTCTAGAAAAGCTCTACGACGACTGGTGCCCGTCTACTGACTTCTCCATGGACGGGAGACCCGGGTTACATGAGCTCATACAGGATGTCATAAAGAAAAAGATAAGCGTGATCGTGGTGGAGACCCCGGACAGGCTGGCTCGAGTCGGTTGGGAGATCTTTCCCTCCTGGTTCAAGTATTATGGGGTGGAGGTAATAGTCATCAACAGTGCTATAGTGGTGCCAGAGTATCAGCAGGAGCAGGAGAGGGATCTCACGAATCTCTTGTTAAAGGCGGGCGTGGACAGGCTGGATAAGCTAGGAGCTGAGAGCCTACCGGTACCCAGAAAGCGGGAGAGGCGCAAGCACCCGGGCAAGATCACCCCTGACTGGGAGGACAAGCCAGAGACCCCATCAGATCGAGACCTGTCAGACCTCATGTAGATAAATATTAGTATGGAAGAAGAATTAAGCCTGTATGGCGCCGGCGTCGAGTGGATCGGCCAGCGTCCCATCAACACGGTCGGCAACGACTCCCCTGACTGGGAGCTCATGTATGAGCTCTGGCTTAGGGTAAAGGACGAGTCTCCCAAACCGGTCGCGATAGAGAAGACTAGCTTCACCGTGACAGCAGTGCAGCGAGTAAGGATCCTGGAGGAACCCGTCGCGGTCGCGCTCTTCTACTCGCTGGACGAGTGGATAGGGGAGGAGGATCCCAGGAAGGACTTTACCTGGTTCATGGTGGGAGACGGTTTCCTTCGGGAATTGGAGCTCATAAAGGAGTGGGGATTCCGCCTATAAATAACTAAAAAATCGAGGAGGCATGGCAAAGGCGAAAGGGGCTAGCGTTGCCGTGTGGAATCCAAGAGCCAAGACCAAGCGGCCTGGAGTACACGCGAAGTGCAAACGTAGCGCCTCTAAGAAGAGCAAGAACTGGAAGAAGCCCTATCGCGGACAGGGTCGGTAACAGACAACAGTTCTACAGTCTAGAAGGGTCTCTTAGGGAGGCCCTTTCTTGCATCTCATTAGTATCTACCGGTCAGATTAACGAGCCTCGTCCAGGGAAACGGTGTCCCTCTTGGTTGAGCTCCGCGCGCCATGGTAGCCAGGGCTCCCAGAAGTCTCGGCGGGCAGGGGAACCGGGAGACCCGGCTAGCGGTAGAAATCGGGAGACTCCTCGGGTCTCCCGTGTACGGGCACCCGCAGGCGGGTTACGACGCGCGATACCAGAGACTCCCTACTACGGAGTAAAAGTATGAGCCAAAAAAGGGAGCCGTTAAGCTCCCTCTTCTCAAGTCAAACCAACCTTACAAGGTCGCGTAGTCTGCGAACTGTAAGTCATATCCGCTGTTAGCTCCTTTTGCGAAGAGCTGGCCAGCAGCTGCCTTTAATTCGTATTTGTTCTCTAATTCAATTCCCGAGTTGTTGGATCCCAAGTAGGTCAAGGAGTTCACGACATCCCAGATCGACATGCCCGTTCGGATGAAGCTCTTCTGGCGATCGTTCAGCTTCATTGGGTCCTGACCCTTTTGCACTATTCTGGCCATGGTATTGTTGTAGCCGTCGAAGTAGTTGCGTTGCACCGCATCGATGAAGTTCTTCTTGAACTGTGGGTCGTCCTCCTTCACCTTGCGCTGCACGCTTAGCATTGCCTGCTCAACTTCAGTAAGACTCGCTTTAGTGGAGACCGCACGTTCCAATGACTGTTGAAAGCCTAATGGAACAAAGTCCGCCTTCTTCATCGCTTCTATGTTGTTAAGGAAGGTACGAATGTCCTCGGCATCTGTGCCTCCTAGACGAAACTTCTCTGCGAAGTTTAGGTCACGGTTTCCACCGATGGCTCCGCTTCCTAGGCTTACTCGTAACCCATTGGAGCATACTAATCTCTGGTTGTAGGTCTCAATGATGGTGTCACGAGTGGTCTGCATGATGGAGAAGCCGAACTTAAAGAACTCGTCCTTGCCTGCTCCTGGGAAACCTACCTCGTTTTGATTTAAGAAGTTGATCTCGACCGAGCCGGAGTAAGGGTTGTGGTCGATGGTCTCTATCATCAGGGAAGGGTGCTCGTTCATGATCTTGCTCGTGATATCGAAGAGCGAGTCGGTGGTCACTCGACGGTAACGCTTAGGATCGCAGACGTCGACGATCTCGCGAGTGCTAACGTTCGCTATTAGCAGGACTGAAGCTCCGCCCTGACGCTGACGATAATCGTTTAGTGCGTTCATCAGTGCTGCAGCAACCTTGCCGTCCTCGTTCTTGATGAACTCTCGAGTAAGGGAGGCGTTCATCTTCATCATGCTCGCTAGCTTGATAAAGAAGTTCTGAGCCACCTTGACTGGCTGGCCTGACACCTCTATCTGACCCTTAAGGAACGATTGGTCGCTGAGCTTGATCGCTGAGGTAGGCACCTCTTTAGTAGCAAACTCGTTGGACACCATCGCCTCGCGAATGGCATCGAATTGTGATTGTGTTACTTCTCTCATTGTCTCTTTGTTTTTAGTTGATTTGACTTATTTATATTATACTAATTTTCTGGTCTACTTTAAAATTTGGGGACGATTAATTTTCGTCGTCCCCTTCGATTTCTACTAGGTCCTGATCCTCCTCTTCTACGGAGTGATCGTCGAACGTTCTGCCCAAGAAGACCTGCTCAAAGCGTAGGCTCAAGTCCTGCTGACGCAAGGTCTCGACGTTCTCCATTGAGCGTAGCTCCTCGGTCTCAGCATAGCGTGTAACGTCGTACACCACCTGACCTTCCTCGTTCAGCTTGTAGTAGAGACGTTTGCCCGTACCGCTGCCGCCTCGACGGTTCTTTGAGAACTCTAGGTAGCGTAGGCCAGTCGAGTCGAAACGGATCTCAACCATTGCCGTAGTTGCATGCTTAAGATATGTAGAACCAACGTACTGCCCTCCCTTCGTCATGTGCTGGATGGCCAACACTGCACAGCCGTTCTTCTCTGCCGCATCGATCATCATGTTAGTCATCCACGACTCGGCTTTAGTTGACTTCCAACCATGTACTTCCTTGAGCTTTACTAACACGTCCTGATAAGAGTCTAAGAGGATGATGTCGTAGTCGCCGTTGAAGGTCTTCTCGAGGACGGGTGCAAGCTGATTAGACTTCACGTAATCCATGAGCAAGAGTGTGGGCACGCGACCGATGGCAGGGGTCTTACGATAGTAGAACATGATGTCGTTTCTGGTCATCTCGCTGGAGATGTATAGGATCCTTGCCTCGGGGTTTTGGTCCACGACAGATGCCAAGAGATCCAGCATGACAGTTGACTTACCGACGCCTGACTCGCCGATGACGATGTTCACAGTACCGCCGTAGATACCGCCACCTTCCTCATGGTCTGAGAAGAGATCGTCGATCTTTTTGCCTGTACGGAAGAGACCGAAGTTAGGGAACTCCATGTCCTCCACCCTTACTATCTGAGGCTCTACTACGGAGTGAACTGATGCAGTATGTTCGCTGCGTTCGTAGTGACCCTCGGCCACGATCTTCTTGATGACTCCATTGAAGAGCCCGTATGAGATCTCCTCGGGCCTTTCACCCGCGTCGAATTCCTGGAACAGGTCCAGTACCTTTGAGCGAGTCGGCACGACTCCTTCGTAAGCGTCATTAAACCACTGTCTAACGATTTGCTCCTTCTTTCCTCCTGTGATTTCAATCATAATTCTGCTTTTTTTATTGGTTTGACTTAAGATTATAGTACTAAATTTCCGGTAAACTTTAAAACTTATTGCGATAAATCTTTCAGTCTCTGAAGTTCTTCCGCTGTGAAGTTCTGAAGTCCTTTAGCTTGCACCAAGTCTAGCAACTCGTCGAGACTCATGGTACACTTCTTCTTGACGTTACCGAATTCCCTGTCCCACTCCGCGCTCATGGGTTTGAAGTGCTCAAAGAAACCCTCACTTAGGTTGGCAGAGGCCTGATCGCCCTCGACCCACACGATGATTGGTAACTGATCCTCCATTTCGGCCTCAACCTCCTTAAAGATCTGCACGATCTGTGCGGGACTCTTGTCAGTACCGATGATTGATATGACACCAAACGGAGAACCTGCTCCCACAGAGGTCTCTCTACACCCGATACGTTCGATTGCTTGTTGGTCACCTTGAGTTGGAATTGGCATTCCGAACCTGATTAAAAATACTTTTTTCATCTGCTTTTGTTTTTAAGTTTATATAGTAAATATACTACTAAAGAACCCAAATGTACAATCCTGGCGTGAGTAAATTCGGGAGACGCGACCTGCCTGGACTAGCTCCATTACTACGGAGTAAAACAAAAAAGCCAGCCTCTTGCGAAGCTGGCCGACCCGGAAAAGCAGGAACCTAGGTCTAATTACTTATCTGAACTCCAACAGTCTGCCACTGTGTTATGGTGTACTCAAAGCCTTCCTCTTCGGGCATGGCCATCTTTAATCTCTCTCTGACATCAAGCGCTCTGGCAACCGTAGTTATCGATCTCTTATCAGTGGAGAAGTAATGCTTCCCATCCTTGCTTACGTTTATCTCGTACCACATGTCTCCTAAAATTCGATTACTCCTGAGATTACTAGATTGAGTGGAACAGGGTCCTCATCATTGTGAGAGGTCTTCACGAGCCACTCTCCCTCCTGAGTGAACAGGTATCCATACTCCTCGATGTCTGACTTAAAGAATGAAGAGACTGACTCGTCCTTACGTGGATCAGTGTCGTCCTCACCTCGGTCTCTGCCGTATGCGACTGTGACTCCCTTCTCCCGCTGGTCATAGTCGAAGCCGTGTGGGCCGGTTGGGTGCACCTTCTTGCCCAGTAGCGATAGGTCTCCTAGAGCGATGAGGTCCTTCACCTTCTCTGGGTCTTGATAGTGGGTGTGTAGGATGAACCCGTTGTATTCGATGTAACCGTCACTGTGACAGTATACTGAGAGAACTGAGCCGTCCTCTTGCTCCATTGCGATTCTTGATCTTGTTGCCATGCTGCTTTTGTTTTTAAGTTTATATAGTAAATATACTAAGATTCTTGTGACTTGTACAATCCAGTGGACCTAAAAGTCGGGAGACGGTGCCGCCTACTGCGGGAAGAGAAAGTCCTGCACTTCTTTGAGTAGACCCGGATACTCGTCCTCACTGAAGGTGTCTCCATACTGGTCAGTCATGAAGGTATCGATGACAGCTTCTTCCTGAGTCAAGATCTCGGTGTAGACAATCGTGATCTCCTCTTCCTCGTCGTTTAATATGTATTCACGTACGATTACTGGGTTCTTTTCTTCTTGCTTGAGCAATTCAAATCTTGGTGTTTTCATCTGCTTTTGTTTTTAAGTTATAAGTAAATATACTAAGATTCTTGTGACTTGTACAATCCTGCCGTGACAGAAATCAAGAGACGTTATTCCTCTTCCGTTACATGGTTTCTAAATTTCAATAATATCAACATCAGTTACTTCAAACGAAAATATATCAAGCTCATCAATCACTTCCTCGTCATATCCGTATTCATCTGCCATCATCTTTTTAACCTCATCTTCGGCCTGCTCGGACTCTTTGCATTTGATATGAAAGATAACCGGGCTATCTAGCCCAACTGAGTATCCCTCATCTGATACTACTACGCAAAATAATTTCTTCATGGTTTCTGCTTTTAAGTTATAGTATAAATATACTAAGATTCTTGTGACTTGTACAATCCTGCCGTGGCAGAAATCAAGAGACGCTATTCCTCTTCCGTTACATGGTGAGCCTCGATCTCGAAAGAGTTGTTCTCTAAAAAAGAGTTGAGTGCGGGCTGCTCTCCCTTAAAGTAGACGATTGCGGATGGGCCTCCTGCGCCAAGATGAGTCCACTCCAATCCTTCGTACTCTAGCTCGTGTATTACTGAGTCCACCTTTTCTGGGTCTACAAAAATGCTGAATGCTTTCATGGGTTTGATTTAAGTTATAAGTAAATATACAAAGACTAATTAGTATTGTACACTTCTACGGAGTAAACTTTCGGGAGACCTGGCTAGAAGGTTGCCTTAGTCTCCATCGCGAAGACGAGCTCCACGCCCCACGGAAACTTATAGGCTCTGAACCCACCTGTCCCTGTAGACATAGTCTCTTCTGAATTCTGCATTGCGTTGACTAGAAGAATCGCCGCAGTTCTTTTTAAATCATCTATCGTCGGCATCTCACCTCTCCATTTCCAATCAACCTGTACCATGTAGTCGTGCACCTTTTGAAAATCGAATCTATCGATGATCTGTCCTATCGTCTCTGCGTGTTTCTGTTCCATCTTTCCTGCTTATTGGTTTTCTAATCGGGTTAACTTCTTGTTTAGGGTCTTTAGCCTGCCCTTGAGTCTCTTGGTCTCGAGCCTACGTAGGTAGGGACCGTGATTGTAGGTGCTGCCTTCCCATGCCATGGTCCAAACAGTCTTATCGTTCTTTAGGAACTCTATCCTTGCGTCGATCTTTTGGATGAGGTCTAATATCTCCTGTCTAGTCATCGCCACTACTTTAGAATGAATACTGTCTCTTCCTCGTGGATGCCCTCTTCTGTGTCCAGTCCAAGTCCTTCCATGATGGGCTCAAACTCTTCCTGATTCTTGACCAGGACCATGAATCCAGGATCGTCGGTAATATCCTCTCCACAGTTTAGGAAGCCCAAATAACCTGAGCTATTAGGATTGAGTTGGAAATCGTTCTTTACCTTGAGTAGGAATAGAACACCGGCTTTGAATTCTTCTTTAGTCATCTGCTTTTGTTTTTAAGTTATAAGTAAATATAATAAAAACTTGGGTATGAGTACAATCCTATGATGGGTAAATTCAGGAGACTCGGTGCCAAGTCGGCTCAGTAACCCTCTTCTCCAAAAAACGCGGTTGCCGTTATGCTATATGACTTTCCTTCAAGCATAAATGAGATTTCCCAGATATCATCAAAGTGATTCTTTCTGCCGGTTAGCTCTACCTCTGTTTCCATTAGCTCTACTAATTTCTCAAGGGTGCTAGTTCCATAATCGTCGGCTCCTATACTTTGGGCATGGACTCCATCAACTAACATAGTATTCGTTACTTGCCAGTTCTCCATCCAATTCGATCCCATGTACCAATCAAAGAGTCCATCAATCGTTGTTGTTGCGGTATTCATCTGCTTTTGTTTTTAAGTTATAAGTAAATATAATAAACGCTTGAGCATTTGTACAATCCTGTTGAAAGATTATTCGTTTATTTGAAATCCGCTAGCGTACTTAAGAAATTCCTCAAACTCGATTCCTAGTCTCTCCATTACTAACGTGCTTAGTTTGATGGGTCTCCCTCCATATTGAGTAGATTCACTGGCAGGGTCGACTACTCTTATGATAAAAGGGGACAGCTCATCTTCTTGTAAAATCCTAATCAGTCTAGAAGTAGTTGAGCAAAAGGTTGTCCCGAAAAAGAAATGCCATGGACGACCATTGCTTTTTAGGAATACCTCTTCTTTGATCTCAAAGACGGACTCCAATAGCTCCTTGACCTGGATCTTTCCATATGGATCCTTTTTCCCGTATTCCACATCGATCACGTCAATTAGTTCGTCGTCAACACCAAAAGATTCTTTAAGATTAGCGAGTGCATCTTTTCTTACCATGAAGTCCTCATCCACGCATAACTTGACTAGAAGATCCTTCGGTGTCATTTCATGTTTAGCCGCTCGGCATCTCTCAACCCAATTAAAAGATTTGGAAAATCTCTCCAATATCTCGAGCCGAGTGGAGTCAAGAGTGTTTTGGTGACGAAGTATTTCGGATTGTAGATCCGGCTCCTCCTTTGCAAACTTAGAAAGAATTTCAGCTGGACAGAAAGGGGAGCTCACGTATTTCTTCCTTGTCGCAAGTGACTTCACGTTAGGGTCAAACTTCTCCTCCTTAGTCGAGACCTCGATTGATTCGATCTCATAGGTTCCAATGGACATCGACCGTGAATCTCTTCCGTATGAGTCGATCACGTTACACATGTATTCATGGATCTTTTGATTGGCCACTTTCTCGGCATCCTCTTGGCTTTCTCCATGAACCATGAAAGTCTTAGTTGGCATAAAGGACGGGCGTCGTTGTGCGCTCGATGTTCTCTTAAATTGTACGCGATACCTTTTCATACTTCTGTTTTTAAGTTATAAGTAAATATAACCAAGAATCAGGCATTTGTACAATCCTGGCGTGGGTAAAATCGGGAGACGCTTTACTCCTGCTCTGCAATGGAGCTCACCTCATCGAGCAGCGCAATCATCTGAGAAAAGACGAACTCTTCCACCTCGGTCTCGGCGCCTTTCAGCTCCTCTCCATATGCAAGCTTTCTGCCCGTAATAAAGTCTCTCACTGCTTGTAATCTTTCTTTATCGTTCATCCTAATAATATTTGATCTTTACTATCGTTACTTGTTGTTCTCCCTTCAGGCTCTTAAGGGTATAAGCACCCTTTACCTTAATCGTCTCTAGCACCTTGCGATAGCTAGAGTCAGGATCAGCCACTCTTCCCAAGAACATGCCGACTTCATATGCCTTCTTCAGGTTGGAGCAGACGGCAAGCGTCTCCACGAGTTCTTGCTCCCACTGGAGACCGGTCTCCCTATTGCTCATTACCAAGTAAACCTCTCTTCTCTTCATCCTCTATCTTTTTTTGTAGGTCCCTAATGAAAGCACAGTCCTCATACTTTTCTTCGCTCTCAAAGTGTCTTAACATCGTCTTTAGAGCTGAGATCTTTTGTGAGACTTGGTGACCGTCCTCTACTGCCAGGTCGGGAAACCTTTTTAGAGACTCCAGCACCAGCTGCATGAAGAGTGATGGGTCCCGCTCTCGTATCTCCAATAGAGATGCCAAGAACTCTTCATCCTGCGGATTCATCCCTCTCCTTCTTTATGGCGGTTAGTACTTGTTCCTCGATCTCTAATACCTTCTCCTCGCCTACTCTCTCTGAGAGCTCAAGCTTGAGACGATCGTATGCCGATTGTGCACCCTCTATCTTGCTGGTAAAGAAGGGAAGGGGCGTCCCTTTTCCTAGCTCCTTAGCCAGGTCGAGGTAGATCGCAGTTGATTGGAAAGCTTCTGCCAGTTGGCGTGAGCTCCTCTTAAAGAAGTCTCGGAGACCCTGTTCTTCCAGGTAGTGCTCCTCATCTTCGTAAAAAACTATAAATTGTGTGTTCATGACTACGGAGTAAAAAGTAAGTAAATCGGCCAGAGAATCAATATCGCCAGCGTCTGTATCGGACCGTTCATCTCATATCCCTTGTTACTTAGGTAGAGTAGAGTGGTAAAGCCTGCTGCGGTCCAGAGCAGCAGGCTTAGTATTATGATTATGGTTGTTATCAATTGATTCGCATTTTTTCTAGCGATGCCTTCACGATCTGGCTGACACGAACGTTTGACATGTCGTAGCGCTCAGCGATCGCATCAGTCGGCATCTCATACTCTCGGTCTATGCCGAAGTAGTCCATCACGATCAGGCGGTCACGTTCCTTTAGGGAGCTTAAGACCTTCTTTACCTTGAACTTGATGTCGTCGATCTCGATCTCAGACTCAGTTTGGGATGGAGAGTGTAGGATGAGGTCGCCTAGAGACGTGCCGCCTTCTTCTCCTACTCGATCGTCGATGTAGGCACGCTTGGGTTCTTCGACCTCCTCATGATTCATCTTGGCCTTGTAGATCTCGTATTCCTGGTTGTGAGGCAGTCTCACTATCCGGCCCGTCTTAGCGACTGCTTCGTTAAGTCGTTTACGAATCCATAGGCTCGCGTATGAAATGAATCTCTGACCCTCTTTGGGCTTGAAGTTCTTTGCGGCTTCCATCAAGCCGATGTTGCCCTCTTGGATGAGGTCGTCGATGGGCACTCCTTGACCTATGTGGCGGTTTGCAAGCTTCACCACGAATTTTAGGTTGGCCTGTACGAGCTCGTTAAGTGCCATACGATCTCCCTCTTGGATTAGTTTTACCAGTTCGATCTCACGATCGTGCGTCACTGGCGTGCTCTTTTGAATAGTACGAAAGTACTTTGGCAAGTTTTCTGAAGTTTCAAATCTCATGTTCTTTATGTTTTTAAGTTATATAGTAAATTTAACAAATTACTCTGATTCTGTACAATCCTGTTCGTTTAATTTTCCGCTTTTTACCAGAGACCAATACTGCTCTTCCGTGATCCGAACTCCACCGAGTAGATCGAGTTGCACGCAGTCTGAACAGGTCACTGCCTCTGAATTGATGTCCACCTTAGGTACGATGTTACCGCATCTCTTACACGCTAACTGCTTAAATGTCTTGCTTAAATTCTTCATCTTTTCTGCTTTTTTCTTTTTATATTATACTCTGTTTTTTGGCTTAAGTTTAGCCTTTTCAAATCGTTCTAGCTCTATCTCGGCTCTGAGCTTGGCTCCCTCTAGGGTCTCCTCCCACTCATCTGCAGGTAGGAACTTGGAGACCTCATCGATCCGGATGTAGATCGAGAGCACCTTCTCTTCGCGGTTCATTAGGATCCAACATCGGACCTTGTCCTGTTGACCCTCGACTATCCTGTCTCTGACTGGTCCCCACTTCATATGTGGGAGGTTTTTGAGTATTCAGTAAAGTACCAATTAGTCAGCGTCGCGTGATCCTCACCGCTTAGTCGACTCGTCTCGTCGGTGATTCCATAGGTGACCTTACGTACGAAGTCGTCAGAATCAATTGCGATCTCAAACATCGTGTGGAGAAAGTCTAGGATCTCTTCGAGCTCGACCTGAGTATAGATCCCCTCATATTCTGTCGTTATCGTCTTCATCGCAATCATACTTTAGCTCCACAATCACTGCATCTCACTAGCTGTATTCCCGATACGTGTCGTACTGCCACATAGGTTCTCTTGTGCTCGCACTTAGGTTTTTCTACCTGCTTTTCTTTTGAATTTTCCATTTTGCTTTGTTTTTAAGTTATAAGTAAATATAATTATTATTCTGCAATAAGTACAATCCTGGTGCGATAAAAATCGGGAGACCCTGTATAACAGCACAAAGAAAAGGCTCCGCTTGGGAGCCGTGTTTCTTATCCGTGATAAGATTCAATCTTGAACCAGATCTCGTAGCCGTTTGCGATCCTGTCCTGTCGACCGTTTCGGGTCCAGAACCAGTCGTGAATGAACTCGCCCTTGATCTTCTTAACGTCGATCACGAACGGTGTCTCATCAAGGTATCCCAAGACTACTTCGACTGGCTCCTTAAACTCAAGCACTGCCTCATGACTCCACCTGTTCTCTCGGATAATCTTTACTCCATCGTAAAACTCGATTTGAGTCTTGTCCTTTTTTCTGGTGAGACGGTTAATCCAGTGGCTTGCTCCCTCCTCATCCAGTGCATTCGCGTCTCTCGTGTAGGATGCCACGGTTGGATAAGTACCATCATCAGTATCCTGAGATATTTCGAATAACATGCAGTTATTACCAAAGTCCATCTTAATTCCTTTAAGCGGGCCGTCTCCATCGAGCAGGCTCCAGATGCTGTGTGTTGTTTTCATGCTGCTTTCGTTTTTAAGTTATAGTTAAATATAATAATTATTCTGCAATGGGTACAATCCTGGTGCGATAAAAATTGGGAGACGCTTATTGCCTGGCTTGAGAATCTAGACAAAGAAAAAGGGACCGACTCCTCGATCCCCGTTCCTACAACTTAAAACAACTTCTTTATTACTACGGAGTAAACTATTTAAGTCCCTTTGCCGTGTTGTATATCTTCTCTGCCTTTGTATAATCGTACTCAGCAGCTATTAATGCTCCTATCTCCTGGGAGAAATTGCTTCTAAAGAACTTGAGATTCTCCGGAGTGTCGTTCACGTATGGCACCATCTCGTGCAGCACTGGCAGCCTCTCCTTTAGGCTCAGTCTCTTAAGGTACTGTCTTACTGTGTCCTGTGCCCCGACCCTGATCAGGTTTATCGCTTTGTCCGCTCTCATGCTACGTAGCTTTGGTTATAGACTAAGTATACATAAAATCTGATCGCGTTTAAATTGATTGAGTCGGCTCGCCCTACTGTCTCTAGCAAGTTATTGTCGACTACTGCCTGCACAAAGCTTCCGCCTGGGAATCCCACTCCCCACTTGGTGCTCAGTATGGAGACGCCGATCCTAGTGACGTGTTCTCTACTTTCGTTGAACGCTATCGCCTGTCCAAACGCGAGGTCATGTCCTTGTGAGTAATACTCATCGATTCTCTTGGATACCACGTCGGCTATTCTTTCCTCTTGTCCTTCAGTGTATGCTGCCATTTCTCTTGTTTTTAAGTTATAAGTAAATATACTAAATTCTCTAGTGCTTGTACAATCCTAGCGT